AAATTGTATTATAAGTTTACCATCTTTTATAAATGGTTTAGCAGTTACATTTCCGATACTACTGTATGTATCGTCAGGGTTTTTGGTTAGATTTTGTTTTTTGATTGCTTTTTGTAGTTTTGTCTCCATTTCTCCTCCTTTTTAATATATTTTTTGATGAGATAATATCATAAAAATTATTTAATCCTAAAATTTTTTTGCCCGTTTTTGTTTGGGCTACCCATAAAAGATTGGGATTCTTAATGCTTTCTTGACGCACTTCTGTTTTAGTCATAGCATAAACTATATTGACGTTGACGAGAGGATTTTTTGAATTTTGAATTTCTGTTCCTATACAATGGATAATTTGAGATTGTTTCATATTAAAAAGTTTAGGTTTATAGTTATATATTATAACCCTTTTTACGAAGTGTACCTATTCTTGTTGATATAGCAGTTTTAATTTTATTTCTATTATCATCGGGTAATTGATTAAGTACCTCAGTTATTATATCTTCTTTTGATTTATTAGCGAGAAGTAAAGGATCAATTATAGAAGCTCTGGTAATGCCCGATTTTGTTTTTTTGTTTTTTTGTATATTGTCTTTTGGTAATTTAGTATCGGGACAAAGAGTTAGTTTATAGTTAAGAGGTAGATTTATATCATTTCCAGTTGTAGTAGAAGTAACGATAGCTTTATTGTCTTCAATACGTTTGAAACGTATTATGATACCCGTTTTTCCTTTATAGTATGTGCCTTGTTGTCCTTCTTTTGCTTCTATTTGTTGTTCCATCATTTAAAATTTCCTTTTTAAATTTATAAATATAGTTTAATAAACATATAAATTACGCACCAATAAGGGCATAGTAACCGGGTGCCGTGACTTGAACTTTACCATTTTTAAGGGGAGTAATATTGCAACAACCACCAGCAAAGAAACCTACAGCATCTATAATATATGGATATTCTTTTTCTGTGGCCTTAATAACTTTATTAATTGGGTATTTCCAATTTTTAGAATTTTGAACTTTATTGAAATATTTATGATGTCGTGCTTGTTCTTTTTCCATTTTACCCGTATTAAAACAATAATAACAAGTTCCTTTCTTTTTTCTATCGTCTTTACAATAGGGGCAAGTAACCATTTCTATTTCTTCTTCAATTAATTGTTCTATCGCTAATTCCATTTCTCCTCCTTTTTTAAATTCTTTTTTACTTTATTTTTCCTTTCTATTAATAATATAGCATTTTTTTCCGCAAAAGCCAAACATTTTTTAATATTTTTTAACATTTTATTTAAACGATTAAATGCGTTTTTTAGTTAAAAAATAAGGATTTTTATATTATTACTATAATAATATACAATATTTAAACATAAAAGCTGCATGTAAATGGACTAAAATGTTATTTATATACAGGATTTTTAATTTATTATAAAGGGCGGGAAGTGTGGGATTGGCCGGGTTTTTTGCGAAATTTGTGTTGTTTTTTCATAATTGCCGTAATATAATATTTTATGAATTACCATTTCTAAAATTATACTTATACCATGATTACTAAAACTGCAGAATACCAAGTACCATACGTTATCTGTCCTACTGATGTAAATAACTCCTCTAATGCCAATTTTGGTAATAATTCTTCTTGGACTCCTGATACTAAAAAATTAGCATCTGAATTATCTAAAATAACTAAGTATGATCCTGATTATCGTTTTATAAGGGTGCGGGCAATCGGTAATTTAGAAGTCGATGGAGATAATGCTAATTGTGATGCTTTTCCATATAGTGAATTTATTGATGAAAGAGATGGTTATGGTTATAAGTCTTTTATCGGAAAGAACGCTTTTAGAGAACACCAATCTGATGATATAAATAACAGTATTGGGTATTTACCGGAAGCTTATCTGAATGCTTTCGATTTAAGGCAGTATGCTGAACGGAATTGGTCAGCTTTAGATTCCAAAGAACGTATTGATATTTTAAATTTTGATAATCAGAAAGATGGTTCGATTGAAGTATTAATGGCTATTGATGCCTCTCGCGAACCGGTTATTGCAAGAAAAATTGATAAAGGAGAACCACTTGGTGTATCCATGGGTACCAATATTACTCATTCTACGTGTAGTGTTTGCGGCAATACCGCGTATTTTGAACCAGAATATTGTAATCATATTGCTTATGGTAAAGGAGCTACAATTGCCGTACAAGCTAATCAAATACGAGATAATTTAAATAAAGGATTAATGAGGGAAGAGTGGTTACCTTTTGTTTTAACAAGAGTTGCTGATAGAAAAGAAGTTGTTAATGGTTCTAGAAATAAAATAGTTTTAGCAAGGACTTTTGAAATTAATTATGGTTGTTCATTTTTTGAATTATCTGCCGTAGCCAACCCAGCTTATACGAGAGGTTATCAATTGGAAAAAGTTGCAAGTAGGATGGATTATTCAAATATTAATTGGAGTAACTATAGTAACGATCAATTGACAGAAATATATAATTTTATAAATGGGGTTGTTAATGGCCGTTAATAATATACAAGCTTTAAGACAAGAAATGCAAAAACGTGGTTTATTAAAAGGATTGCAAAAACAAGCTGGAAATTTACTTGAAGAATTTAAAGAACGCTTATCTAAAAGTAGGGCGACTGAAGAAATAAAGCGCTTGATTATTAATAGTGAAACATGGGATGAATTATTTTATTACCTAGAAGGTGTCGAGTATTTAAATAATGAAGAATTTCTTGATAGACTTTTAAGTTTTCTTAATTCAAAAAATGCTAATAAAAAGAATAACCAATTAACAGAGGCAGGCAATGAAACTCCTGCTGACAATTCAAATCAAAAGGAGGGTAATAATATGGCTGACAAGCGAATAAATACAGCAGCTGGTCAGCGGAGGCAGAGTGTTTCTTTACAGAGACAAGCTGAATACAAAAACCTGCCTAACGATGTTGTTGATCCGGGAGAGAAAGATATCGGATCAGTAGCTGCTGATTTAGGGGATTGGGCGGAAATGGCTCAAGCTGGTCGTACAGCTATTAATGAAAATGAGGATATTAAAAAAATACTTGGTCCTGCAGTAGTAGCTGATATTAAAAAGGGTCCCAAGACTGCCTTAACCGCTATTTATAATATAAGAAAGACAGCTGAACGAGTAAAGATGAAGGTTGCAGAGATGCCGGAGCAGTTAAAGAAGGTGAAAGAAAAAGCAGAAGAGAAACCAGAACTTGATAAATCGCTAGTTAAAGATCTGGGTAAAGCTGAAGATAATCTTGAAAAATTAGAAGATATTCTAGAAGATCATACAGAAGAAATGAAAGCGGCTGAGAGTCGGTTACAATCTATTTTATCTAACAAAAGAAAGTCTTCTATTAAATATGCTACTAATTTGATATCTACTGCAGAAACTGCGGTTTCTGATATTAACAAAGCATTAGATATAGTAGATGATGTTGAAGAGGTTGTAGGAGAAGCCCAGGAAGCGGTAGCTGACGAATTAGGTATTAAGTTGCCCGAAAAAAAAGAGCCGCATAAAGATGAACCAGAAGAAGTAGCTGATAAAGTATCTGGTTGGATGAAAGCGTTAAATAAAATATCTCAATTGCTTGGTATGGGTGGGAATTTTAATCAGTATAATATGAATACCGGTAACTCAAAAGGAGAAGTGGAAAAACATCCAGAGCGTATGAATACTAATTATGATTCTGGGGCTAGGGAGAATAACGATCAATATTATAAACACATGGAACATGCAGGCGGTAAACAGTCCGCAGATACAAATTATAATAGAGGCAATAAAATGCGCGATACCAGTACTTATAAAAATATGATTAATGGTACTGGAGCTGCTGGTGCTGATGACCAGTTTTTGAAATACGAACCTCAATATTATACTCCCAGTAAACAAAATACACAGGTACAAGAAGGTACTTACGCTAATAAGAAAAAAGCAGAATATCATAATTTACCTAATGATGTTGTGAATCCGCAAGAGAAAGATGTCAATTCTGTATCTAATGAATTAAGTGCCTGGGATAGACAGGATGTGGAATCACAGGCACAAAGACAAGCAGAACATAAATATGAACCGGCTATTGGTAATTTCGAAACTAGTCGGGGTGTTAATGCTTCTCTTGTTTTAAGTAAGATTCCTGCAAAGACTGCATACAAAATTACTGATGGAAAGAAAATACTTATAGCTACTTTTGCTGACGCAGCTGAAGGCAACATGACTGAAGAGAATTATAATAGATTTGTATCTCCTGAGTATAAAGCAGAGATTGAATCTGTTAATAATATTGATGATATAGCTGCTGATATGGGTGGCAAGTGGGTTGCTAAAGTGTTGACCATTGATAAAAAAGCTGTAAATGAAATGAAGTTTAAACAGCTTACGGCAAAAGCTAGACGCAATTCAAAAGTTGCTGCGTTTATAAGTCATTATCCGAGATATTGGAATAAGTTGGCTTCTAGCGCTGTTGAAGGCATTAAATATTCTTATGATGAATATATGGATGAAATGGATCAATTGAATTATGATGAAACAGATGCTAATGAAATATATAATGAAATATATGAAAACGAAGCTTTAGTTACAGGACCTGGAGGTCATATCCCTGATGGTACTGGCCCTTATGGAAGGGGTATGGGTCCCGGTCAAGGTCGTGGAGATGGTTCAGGTATGGAAAGTTTACTTCAAAATCGTACCTATAAAAGAAATAGAAATCCTAAAAGAGCCTCTGTAAAAAAAGGTCAAGGGGTTTCTAAAACACAAATAGATACAATGAATGAAGCAGAGTTGCGGAAGTATTATACTGATGCTTATGGAGATGTTTCATATGCTAAAGAGTTGGTAGAAGCAGAAATGCGGCGTAGAAGGCAAGTTGCTGCTGCAGAACAAAAAACGAAAGAAGCAGAACAAGAATTGGCTACGCGTAAAAAAGCTGCTAAAGCTTTAGAGATAGCAAAATTGCTTATTCCAAAAAATGCTAAAAAAGAACAACTTGTAGCCAAAACTAAAGAAGTTATGGCTATGAATGAAGCTGGAGTTAAAGTATTACTTGATACTTTAAGAACTCAAGGAGCTAAAGTACCTACAGGTCCGACTAGATCTCAAGATTTGGATATTGAATCTGGTATAGTTTTTAACAGTCCTACGGGAGTTGAAACCGTAATGCCTACTGTTGATACTGAAAATTTGAAACCAGATTATAATAAAGCTAAAGGAGCTGAAGGTGTAGTTATGACTCCGAATCCGAAACCGAAACCGAAAGCTTCGAAAAGGGCTGATGTTATGAATCAACCTATTGATATTCAAAATCAAGAAGGTCAAGTAGATGGATTTACGGATCTAGAAAACCAAAATCCAGAAGAAGAAGCTTTTGTAAATGGTCAATTAAACAGTTCTGATCCAATAGATGCTAGTACAAGAGCTCATATTAGAGAATCTGCAGTAGTACCGCAAATGACTAAAACTGCTGCTACTGAAAATGGCGGAGTACTGGTACAGTTTGGGTTGCCGAATAATTTATCAGATTATATGACTACTACCCCAAAAAAATTAAAACAAATGGGTGTGAATTATATGTCACATAATTCATACAGAACTAACTTTTAACAAAAGATAATTAACGATTCAGTTAATTAGTTTAAATAGGAGGTGAATTCTATATGGCTAACAAAGTAACAAGAAGGTATTCTGGTATAGAAGATCAATTACCTGCGTCTTCTTCAGTTGCAAGTACTGGATGGTATCCAGGGCAGTTCGGTTGTAAAAATGCTACTGATGGTACTATGGAATTGTATGACGGTACGCAAGACGAAGTCTACGGAATGATTATTGATGATGATAATGAACTTCGTAATCCGCCTACTGGAAATCTTGTAACGATAGTTGGTGGTATGGCAAAAATGGAAGTTCAAAATAGTGCTGTCAATGAAAGTTATGTAAATACTACATGGCAATTGATGGATACTATTTATGTAGATACCAATGCGCGTATGACGCCGCATTATAACGCTACTGCCACCGTAGGTTCAGGTTCTATTAGAGTCGGCGCTTGTTATCAGGTACCTACGGCTAATAATAGCTATACTATCGGTGTGCTACTTAGATTGTAATTTTATACTTTAACTGGTCTTTATTATTAAAAATAAAGATATCAATAATTAAATAGGAGGTGAATTTTATATGGTCACAGGAATGCAAAAGAAAGCTTCAAGTTATCCGCCCGGATATAGAGGTAATACTGTAAGGAATTCTTATCAAGATCCCCGATTTCAAAATCAGAATAGAGTATCGCAGTATAATCCTGGTAATGGTTTTGCGGTAGTTTCTAACCAAAATCAAAACCAGAATAGAATTCAAGCACAAGGTGCGGGTTATAATACTGATATGAATGATCCTTATCAACAGTATAACCAAGCTAACCAGCAAGATAACTTGTGGCGGGCTTTAATGACTGAAGCTGGTCGTCAAGCTATAGGAGCTCAACTCGCGGTACCTATTAGGACGCAACTTGATTATCAAGGAGTTTCTCGTAGATTCTTTGAAATTGATGTATTGGCTCAAGGTCAAATTGCTCGTTATGATAAAGATATTGAAGGTTTTGCAGCTGTTGTGGCAAAAAGAGCTGAATCTATTGAGTTTACAATTGAAGGTGAATACGTAGAACCTACTACATGGGAAATTTTTTCTCCGACTTCTATTAGGTTGAGTAACATTCAACAGAGAAGGTTTAATGTTCTTGATAGGATGCAAGAGAAAATTCGTATTTATACGCAGATTCAAGAAGATACTCAATTTTTGCAGTTGATTGCTACTACTACTGCCGGTAATACAGCCAATAACGCTATTGTAACTAGTACCGCTGGCGTATCTAAGAGTTTCTTGAATAGGTTATCAGCTGAAGTTATGAAACATGACTTACCGGGTTATGCTTTCTTAATGAATTTTGATGCTTATAGGGATATTCGCGCGTGGACGACTACGGATCTTGATCCGGTAACGTTACGCGAGATACAACAATCGGGTTTGTATGCTAATATATGGGGCATTGATATTATAGTTAGCCGGCTTGTTCCGGATAATACTGTATATTGTTTATCTGAACCTCGTTTTACTGGTGTACTGCCTATCAGAACAGATATGATGGTTATGCCTGATGATGTTCCGAGGAAAGCTCGTATAGGTTACGTAGGTTACGAAGAAATTGGAATGTTGATGGTAAATGCTAACGCTGTTGCTAAAGGTACTTTTACTCGGTCTTAATTAGCTGAGTAATTGTCGCACAAATAGAAAGGGGTAAAAGAACCTATTATTCATTTTACCCCTTTTTTTTAAAAAAATTAATTAGGAGGAACCTAAAATGAGTTTACCTGCAAAAATTATTGCAAAACCTGGTCATTCAGTGTCTTGTATTGTAGCAGGAGTTGAAATTGAAGTCACTTCAAAAGCTCCTTCAAATCTTTTAAGAAGATTTACACAAGAACAAATTGATCAGTCTGTTACATTAAAAGAATGTTTAAATAGTGGTTTATTACAGACCTACATAGACGGTGCTGTAGTTGAACAATCAAAAGAAGTGCCAATTCCAGAGGCTAGAATAAAGTCCCAAATTAATCCGACGGTTTCTGTTTCTTCTAATAAAAAAGAAATTATACAGAAACAAAGGGATTTGGATAAGGCAATTATAACTAATGATTTTAATACTTTAAAACAACAAGTCGGGGAAATAAAAATACCGAAAGAAATAAAAGATAAATTAAAAACTGCATCAAAACAAAACAAGGGTCGTAAGCAAACGGTTGATGCAGATTATTTTGAACAAAGGGATCAAGAAATAAATCAGATAGATGAAGAGTCTGATGATGATAAAATTTTGAAGTTGCTAGGTAAAGAAAGGGCTAAGCCAACTACAGAAATAAAAACTGTAAGTGCTAAAGAATTAGTAAATAAGGCTAGTGATGGTATAAAAGTATCTAAAGATATGTTAAAAGCCCAAACTACTAAACCAAAAGTTACAGTTAAGGGAAATAAGAAAAAAGGACGCAAAAGCACTATGATTCCAACTGAAGCTTATATAGAAAAAGACATACCGACACAACTTCATGTTATTAGAACTAAAATAACTAATAAAAATCAACTTAGATCGATTATAAAGAGTCCTTCTTTTGCTCAAACAGTAAAAACTGTAGCAAAGGAAAAGTTAGACTCCTTAAAATAAAAAGGGGTTTGTTATATGGCAAAATTGACACCTGGCGAGTTATACGGAGTAGATGAAGGTATTGGGCGTAGTTTTAGTCCTGATTATAATGCATTAAGAGTCTTAATGCATGATGGTTTTGGCAATGCCGTAACCTCGTCTGGATCGGTTTCTTCTTCTGTTCGGGCACTTGATGTATCTGTTAAATCTATGAGTGCTGGGGATATACAAATCGGCGCTGTAGAATTGAAAGATGGCGATTCTGATACTAGAGCTGATATAGAAGCAGATGGCGCAAAAAATGCTTTATTTATACAATCTAATAATCCAGTATCTACTTATCCAAAAGTACAAGGAGATAAATGGAGAGTCTGTGGTTCTGGTTCCGCGTTTTCAAGTTCAATTATACAATCAACCCCAGGATCTGGATCTTATTTAAATTTAACTTATATTTATTTTTCTATTGATGCTATAGGATCTGTAGGCCTTGAGGATACAGACGGAGGTTGCGTATCTGCTCCAGCACATTTTGGAGCGAGAGGTGGTATGTGTACTTCTATACCGCCAGAGACAGCATTAGAATTGCCTGAGAATACAGGATTAGTATTAACTTTAACAAATACAGCTTCAGGTTCTACTCCTAATCTATCTTATACTATTGCCGGATATACGAGGAGTAGTTAATATATGTACAGTTTTGTAATTTTAGACAGAATAAAACCGATTTTAACAAGTATTGTTGTTATAGTATCTTGTTTAATCGGTTTTTTTATATAGGAATTAATGTGTTATGGAATTAATAAAAAGAACTACTTATTCTAACCAATATTTTGTAAAAGAGCAACAATATCAATTAGATTTAGGTGGTGTACCTAATGTTATAATTGATGCAAATAAAAATTTAGCGCCTTTAGATAATACTATAAGTTTTTTTGATCGTAGTACTAATTATAATTATACTATAAAAAGAAGTAATTTTTATGTGCATTTAGGAGATAAAAAAAGTGTTGGCAAATACAAACGTTTTATAAAATCTAAAATAGATAAGGATGTTTGGATTTTAATTACTTTAAAAAATTTAAATACTCAGTTATCAACTACTTTTCAAGAAGGGCAATTGAATAACAAGATAGAATGGGTTAGCGATAAGATTAAATTTAATAGTTTTATAACTGAAAAACGTTTTAAAGAAACAATACATCAACCAAAAGGGCAAACAATTATATATCAATATGAAATTAATGGTTTAAAAGCCGTTTTAAAAAATCATATAGTAAAATTTTATACTATAACTGATAATAAACTTTTTGCTTTAATTGAACGTCCATTTTATCAAGAAAGTGGTATAATTTTTGATTATGTATGGAAACAAACAGCTATAAATATTTTTGAATTGACCTTACCGGCTCCTAAAAAAGATAGTATAATAGATCCAACTATAACTTTCGGTGAAGCTACAGGAGCAGATGTCACAGGTGTACATAAAGACACTTTTTTAGCTGGGGGGTCATATTCTAATAGATCTTATGGAGCTTATGCATACATGATACATAGCCAGACGGCTACAGACCAGAGTGATAGAGCGGGGATATTACGGTTTGATTTGAATACTATACCTAATTGTTCTATAGTTAATAATGCTTCATTGAGATTAACATTATCAAATAACGGATTTCCTGCTGGCGGTGATAGGGTTTTTAATATAAGACGTATGATTACTAATTGGGGTAAAACATTAATAGAGGAAGGAGGTACAAATACTCCTGCCGCAGCTAATGAAGCAACTTGGGATAATGCTTTTGCTGGAGGAGCCCAATGGTCTGGTGGTGCTGGAGGATATTGGCTGGTAAATGATAGTGAAAATCCAGAAAGTAACATTTTTATTCCTCAAGGAACAGTACAAGGTACGCAATTTGATTTTGATATTACGAGTAATATACAATATCAAGTTGTAAATCCAGCTTTAAACTATGGATTAGCTATACAAGAAGATATATCTGATAGAGTAGATTTTGCTGCACAAGAACACGATACTGTTGGTTATAGACCTTTATTATCTGTTGTTTATACAATACCTACTAATACTAAAATTTTTGGTATGCATCCTGCAAGTAATGTTACGGGTATTCATAAAGATACTTTTATAACTTCTACTAATGGCGATAGTGCTTACGGAGATAATACAGAATTGCGTGTAAGCAGTAGAGATTTTGCCCCTTTATTATAATTAAATTATGAACCAAATAAAATTAGATCCTAATTACATATACCCAGTCTTTAAAGTCGGAGATAAACAAACCGCCAAAGGCAAAGAGTATCTCGGCATTAAAGACGGTATGTTAGCTGACGTGCTTGATCCACAAGACTGGAAAAACGGAGAATTAGTTATATCAGACCGGATGCAAAAGGTTTATAGGATAGGGAAAGTAAATCGTTTAGAAAAAAACAAGTTTCTATCAGGACAAAACGAATATGGCGCAACTATAGACAAAGGAGTTAAATCAGTTGATATAAAATCTTACCGGCACTCTGCCATGTTTGTTGATTTTGCAGATTTGGGTAACGCCCTGAAAACTAATCTGCGAGCAGACAAAGACCACGGTATTTTAGATTTAACTAAAGTTTCTCAAATATTATTCAAAGACTCAAAAGACATTGATTTTACAAAACGAATTATATCTGACCTGAACGCTATTTCAATAGGAACTTGCACCATTGGAACTGCCGGAGATTACACCACCTGGCGATTGTTTGCAAATGATTTGGCAGACTTAACCGGAGATCTTACAGCAACCCAGATATCAGATACGACAGAAACAGATAAATCAACCCTAACAGAAGACCTTAATAACCACCATTTAAAATTAACAGCGAATAAAATAATTAATGGTAACCCAAATTATGGGTGGAAATCCATCCTTAGCGTAGCGGGAAAATTCTTTTTTGAAATACAAATAGAAGGCCCGGGAACTTGTACCTTTGAAAACCTATATACCTATTCTACAGCAAACAGATTAACATTGGCAGACTTTCAAACAGCAAATGTTGTAGCAGCCTTCAATCTTAATATGCACAATATTATGATTGACGGCAATGGGATGCAAAATTTTGGTTTCCATTTTACGACCAACACGCCCACAGTAAAAGTCCATAACTGTAAAATATGGGATTCACGATTTAGTTTCTACTCCCAAATTTCCGGGGCCAATCTCACAGCTGAAAATATCACCATTGATAATGATGGTCATTCGGCTTATGATTTAGCAGACCAGGCCGTCAACTTAAATAACTGTGTTGCTATAAATTCAACAATCGCAGATTTTCGGAATCACGGCAATGCCACCGGCAACAACAATGCTTCGGATGACGGAACAGCGGCTAACGGCAATTGGAATGTTGGGAACAACAATATTATAAACATAACACCAGCGGATGAATTTATAAGTACTAAAGATACAGATGATAATTATTTAAATATAAAAAGAACAGCCACAATTAGGGATGCTGGTTGTACTCCGACTATTGCCACCAATACAACCGGTATGAGAACTAACTATCGTCCGCATCTTGATTTTGATGGTAATGATAAATATACAATAGGCGGTGATGAATTTTTTCCGGAATATGATATAGCAGGCCGTTTTGATGTATCTTTATTACCTACTGATACTACTATTACCTCTGCAACTATATCATTGGTTAAAAAAGATGATAATCTAGGAGCTAGTGATACTTTAACTGTACAATTAAGAGAAATTACTCCCGATTGGGGTATTCATAAATTAGATGAAGGAGTAGAAGAAGATCCAGCAACAAATGGTCAAGCTACATGGAGAAGAAAAAGAGATTATAACGGAGCTGGAGGAGACGAATTTTGGTTATCAGGAGCTGATTTCTCAAGTAGTGATTATGGGGATACAATTTATGATTCAAAGGATGTAACCAGTTCTACGGCTAATTATACAAGACTTTATTGGGAATGTAAAGATTTAGTACAAAAATGGATAAATAATCCAAATTCTAATTTGGGTTTCGTATTTGTAGGTACTGGAGTCGATGGTTGTAATGATGTTGTTTTTTATTCTCAAGAAGAAGGTATAGAAGCTTTTAGACCACAACTTACTATTACTTATACTACTCCTGATTGCGTTACAGTTTTTGGTGGTGTAGATGGGGCAGATTATCCGAATAATCATAAAGATACATATATTAATTCGGGATCTGTACATGCAGCCTATGGTTCTGATACTCAATTACAAGTTGCCGGATTGGGTAAAAGTTCTTTATTACGATTTGATTTAAGACAAATACCAGATTATGCATATATTCAAAGTGCTAAATTAAAAATGACTTATGCTGGAGGTGCCATAGCTGGGGCAGTAGAGGCAAGAAGATTAAAAGTTAATTGGGGACAGTCTCAAACTATTGAAGGTATATCCGAAAGTCCAGCATCAAGTGGACAAGCTACATGGGCTGCTGCTTTTGATTGTAATGGCGGAGGTGCCGGCCCCGATTGGTGGCGCCCTTGTTATAATTATAGAAGACCAATTACTATAACAAATAACACAGGTGGTAATGCGGTGGTTAATACTATAGTAGCTTTTGATATGGCAACTAATGCCTTAATTACTGCGGGAAAAGTAAGAGCTGATACTAAAGATTGGAGATTAGTCTATTGGGATGGCGCGAATAATACAGAGATAGCAAGAGATGTATATAGTGGTTGGAATACAGCTAATACAGAGACGTGGTTTAGATTACAAGCTCAAATAAATAATGGTAATAATGATAGTGGTTATTATATTTATTATGGTTGTCCAGCAGAATCTGGTGTTCCAACAGGATTAGGATTATCAGAATTAACTTTACGTAGTCAAATTAATAATACAGGTAATATGACAGCTGATTATAATGACGATCAATGGAGTATAGGACAAAAATATACATATACTCCGCCTAATACTAGTTGGTTTATAATTACTAAAATGGATTTAAGTGTGGCTAGTCAACCTGGTGGCGGTACTACGTATTTATTAGCTCCTTATGTATTTGATGCTGCGGCGGGTAATCATGGAAATCAAATAACAAACGGCATTGGAGATACTAAAGCCAATAATTCTCTATCTGTACCCGGTTTTAATTCTTTTACTTTTTCAAATCCTCATCCAAGACCAAAAAGAGCTGTATCTTACTATTATTCTATCCAGCCATATAACGATAGGGCGGGTTCCGGTTTAAATGGTTATTTTCAAGTTAATTATAAAAATGCTGGAGGGGAAAATTATTATAGAATAAATAAGGATGGTACATGGAATATATACAGCGCAAATGGCGAAGCTACATGGAAGTTGTATGGTAAAGAAGCGCCTAACGATGAATGTGCTGATAGTATGGGCGCTGAAGAAACACCGCCTAGTGCTGACGCGGATGTACCTTGGACATCGGGAGGTAATTTTTCGAGTAATGATTATGGACCTAATGCTTGTGCTACTAATGTCATTACAGGATCAGAAGTTGTAGGCGATGTTTTTACTTTTGATATAACTTGTGCAGTAAGAGGTTGTCATTGCGGAGAATGTCATAATTTAGGTTGGTTATATAACAATCATGGCATAACATTACTTGGGGAGGATTTAAATAGTAGCATAAATTTCTTTTCCAAGGAATTCGCCTCAGGCGCTTTACGTCCATATCTTGCAGTACAATGGTCTACAGGACATATATTGGATACCACACCACAATATTGGGGAGATACAGTTTGTGCTTCATAAGTTGATATTATACTTTATACTTTAAATAAACAGGTATAAAAGCCTGTTTTTCATGAAAAGGTTATATTATGGCATATACTACATTAGAACAAAATTTAATAGATCACGTTAAAATGGCTATAGCTCATTCGACAGAAGAATCTTCTGTTTATGTATTACCTAGAAGATTAGCAGACGGAGAAATTTATGCGGGATTGGAAAGAGCTTTAATGAAATGGAATGCTACACCGCCTAGATTCACTACTCATGTTTTTACAGATTTTGATACAAATGGTGCAGTAGAAGGTTTAAAAGAAATTTTAATTTTAGGCGGAGAATTGTGGGCTACATATAAAATTATTTATTTTGAAGCGGGTAAGCATTTTTCAGTATCAGATTCAGGACATACTTTTACGAGAGATAGATCACAAAAATTTTTATCTATATTGCAACAAAAAATGAATGAATATTTAGAACTATTAAAAATATCAAAGAAGATGTATTTAATGGGATCACTTACACCACTTGGTCAATTTTCTGCTACTGCTGGAATGCCATTACAACTTGATAGGGCGTTGCGAGGAGTGCGTAAATGGAATAAATTTAGTTAATGGAGTTTATTATGGCCGTTGATGATCAAGAATATCACTTTTATGATGTAGATTCTGAAATTGTAGATTATACAAAAGAAAATAATTTACTCACCCTAATGCAAGTTGGAGAAGAAGTAGCTTTGTTTAAAAAAAAGAGTTCTGGATCTGCTATTGCAAAGACAGAAATTAGTTCTTGGGATGATCCGTATGAATATAGTGAGTATAAACCTTCTTATTAAAGGGTAATAAATGGCAAACAGAAAAGTAGGTTTAGGACAAACTTATAATAATTTAAAAGCTTTACAAGATGCTGGGGATTTACAGAATAATGATATCATACTTATATATTCTGATATAACAGAAACAGCAGATAGTAGCTTTACAGAGACTGAGGTTACTTTACAACCAGTAGGAGACACTAGATATACTATTGATATGGATGGTCATTCTCTTACTTTTGCGAGTGGTTGGACTATACAAGATTTAAAATTTATAAATATAATTTATTTACAATCTCAAAATACAGCTCCTATATCAAATGTGTCAATAAGAAGAAATATTATAATAACAGCCTCTAATATGGCACCTCTAGGTAAAGGAGTTGTAGAATTGTTTCCGGGTAATGGTAACGCCCTTACTAATATAACAGTAGAAAATAATTATATAAAATATACATCATCAAACGGCGATTTTATATTAATTCATATTTATACAGCATTGGTTACTAGTACTAATATATATGTAAATAATAACACACTTGTTTCAGATTCCCCAGTTGGTTGTGGCGTAGCTTTTATAACTTTTCAAGCTGGGGGTCCGGGAGCAGAATTTCAAGATATAGTATCTGTAAATAATATATTTGTTAATTTATCTTCTTATATAGTTTTTTATGGTATTTATGCTTATGATGAAGGCATGAGTAATGGTGGTATTATAAAAAAGGGTTATAATACTGTTTATGGTAAAGTATTAGATTATAAAAAAGATGCTGTTTTTTCATGGATAGATTTAGGTAATGATATTACAGAAGATCCTAGATTAATACAGGATTATAAAATATACACTACCTCTCCTTGTCATAATACAGGTATAGGACATAGTCAAGAGGCTACAGTACCGACTGATGATATAGATGGAAACAGTAGAGCTACAGATATGGGTTGTTTTGAATCATCTCTTGTACCTACGGGTACTTGGTCTATTGTTTATAATTTTCAAGAGGAAGTACAGCTATACAGATTACATTGGACAGCTTTATCAGGTTCTGTAACAGCACACTTTAGAATGGCTAGAACAAAAGATGCCTTAACTTATGCTGGTTGGGTTAAAGCATTAAATAATGTTGATGCTTCTTTTAATAAAGGTTATTGGTGCCAAATACAACTAACGCTTATAGGAGCGGAAGTATCGTCTTTTAAAGCTTGTTATAATGCTTATAATCATCTTGAAAAATATACATTAAATGCTTGTCCAAAATGTCTAGGTACCGGTTATGTGTGGGATTTAGCATGGGATAGATTGGGTTATACTGAAAAAATAAAACAGTCCTCAAAATTGCAACAAGAATTAGAAAAAATTATACTTTCTAAACTTTTTAGAAACCCTTATCATATGAGTTACGGTACTCGTATTAAATATTATATATTTAATGCAGTACCAGATACTGCTGCGACTCAATTAAGAAGTGATATTGTAGCTGCTATATCTCGGTTACAATTTTTACAAGATGAAGAAGTAGGTAGTTTAAAAACTATACCAGATACTGAACGTATTAGTAAAATAGCTTATGTTGATACGCAATTTAGTAAAACAGAACCAAGACAATTAAGTATTAGAGTTGGGGTTGTTACTATGTCTGGAGAATTAATTACTGCTAATACAGAGATTTCTAAAAGACTTTCTGGGTCTAAATCTAAAAGTATGTCAATTTATCCGGCAGGTTATTAATTATGTTTTATGATGTAAAATTAAAAAGAAAATGCGATCACATGCTTACTACTCATATTTATGATTGTTTCGAGATAGATGATACTGATGAATGGTCAAATGGTATAGAAAATTCAGAAACACCAGAGACAGATACTATTATTATAACAGATTCAGGAACTATTAAAGCAGGTTAAATAAATGGCTAGTTTTGAAGCCCCTACCCTATTTACATTACAAGCAGGTTCTTGGCACGGACAATTGAATTTATCTTGGACACAAGGAATAGGCTCTCAAGGTACTATTATTAAAAGAAAAAAACTATCTAGGCCCAGTTCTTATTCTGATGGTACATTAGTTTATTCCGGTTCTATGGGAACTTATATAGATAATAGTTTAGATACAGACGCCATTTATTATTACAAAGCTTTTGCTATATCTGGTTCCACTTATTCTACAGGAGTACTGCCCACTCCTGCTGGATTACCGGGTACAAAAAAGAAACCTTATACAAAAATTATTTGGCAATCAAGCGATAGACTTAATCATCCAGATTTAAGAGAGAATACTAATGACGGTTCTGGATCTATTGCTGTTTATATAAATGGAGATAGAGCAGAAAGGGTTTTAAATTATAATGATTTTGAAAGTCAAAATCAATTTTTTATAGATGTTAATGAAAGTAATACTATAGCTATTGTAATGCATCCAGAATTTGAAACTTCTGGTTCTACTATTGAATATAGTTATACAACTATGTGTTCTTGTGTTAATCCTAAAGAATTACAACCAGATAGAAAATGTACTATTTGTTATGGTACTATGTGGGAAGGGGGTTATACTTATTATACTACTTCTGCAACAAGTTATAAAAGAGAAAATTCAATATTAGTTGTTTTTCCGCCAGTTAAAGAAGATTACAAAATAGATGACATACAAGGTAAAGTTAAATCAGAACTTACTACACATTGGACAAATTGGGAAACTATTGTAAATGATTTTGATGTTATAGTGGGTATAAATGCTTCAGGTTCTCATTATCATAATGTTTTTGAATGCGTAGATTTAACAAGGTCTGATGTAAGGGGTCAATTGTTAAGTCAAGGTTTTAATACTGTTTATATTGAACAAGATGATATAAGATATAATTTAATACCCGATCGCGGGTTACCATAATGTTTGATGTTAACGTTATAAAACGTGGACCCAATATTATTGAAAATTTGTCTAATTATACCCTTTGGCAAAAATGGTCCCTTTCAATGTTAAAAAATATGGGAGATGGTATAACAGCGGAAATAGAACAAATTAAAACTCCAGGAGACCAGAGTGTTGTAAGTTATGAAATGCGTCCGGGCGATATTAGTTTGCTTGTTTTTGTAGAAGATAGGGATTCTTATTTAACGGAAGAATGGTGGTATCCTAAAGAAACTAAAAAAGAAGAAGCATTAGCAAATTATCTAGTATTTAGAACAGATAAAAAAATTGAGTTAGCAGAAAGAGATAGAATAAGATTAATTAAACACAATTTACCAGGAATATCAGTTATAAAAGAACAAGAAAGTGAATTGTGGTGGTTTGCTGGAGAAGAGGAATCGACAACTACTGCTTTGTTACCAGAATTTTCGGATAAGATTTTTAATTTAATACAAAATAATTTAAATAAATTCTTTTTAAAAGTCGTTTATAATAAAGAAATTTAATTGTTGTAAAAGTTTAAAAACAGTAATATTTATTTATATATAATATGTATTTCGCATTTAAACGATCAGTAAAAAGGGCGTGGGTTGAATATTTTAAAAGAATTTTTAAAACATACAATACTTTCTACAATGCCGATATTGAGACTATAACTTTAAGAGATAAGAAACATGATATCCGTCCTTTGGTTGTTGAAAACTATAGATATACAGGAGAAGAATATCCAGCAATAGTCGTATCTGCTGGTGGCGGCGGAGATATAGATTCTTTAGATTTTAGAGAATATATTGGTACAGCTCATCAAGAATACAACATGGGAGATAGTTTAAATTCTTATGTAGAAGTAGGCGGCAGTGAGGAAACAACGCAAGTATCAAGAATTTATTTAGACACAGCTTTAACTCCTGTACAGTCTTGTGAAATATATTTAAGTTATGCATCAGGTAACACGTCTGATATAACCGTATCCTTTTTAGCCGACAACGATGGTGAACCGAGTGATACAGTTTTAGCTTCAGGTTCAATAGCAGGTTTTTCAAATACACAACCTGTTAGTAAAATTCCGGTGTTATCCAATGATGTAAATTTAGCAGAAAAAACAGTTTATTGGTTAAAAGTACAAACAGAGGCAGATTCCGTCTATAATTTATTTACAGATGAAGTTGATGATACAGTACGAATGACTCAAGTATCTGGCGGTTCCTGGACAGCTACAAATAATGAAACTATATGGTATAAATTGTATGGAGATTATAATGAAAAATTTGGTACTGATGCTAATGTACCAATAACCATACAGATAGCAGCAAAAGACGCTCCAGTAATGGAACGTTTATTTGATATATGTTTGACTTATGCTTCACTTGTTAAAACAGATACTACAGGGCAATTTTTAGCTCACGGTATAAAAGTAAATAGAATTACTTTTGCTGGAGACCAACCACCAAGAGAAAAAGGAAATGATAAAATATTTATTGGACAAATTAATATTGAATGCAGAGCTGGTTGGACAGAAGAATTTTCTAAAAATCTATTAAAAGAAATAAGATTAGACTCAGTAACTGCTTATTAGTTTTAATTATGAGTGACACACATAAAATACAAGATAGGCCAATGACTTATCATGATGATGATGATTCAGATTTTAATTTTGGAGTTAATACTATGCATTTAGATGAAGTAACAGATAGAAAAAAATATTTAGAATTACAGAATAATTATACAGAACAAGATAAGCAGTCGTTATCCCCAAGTAATTTTACAACAGTCGATGTACCGGGTACAGATAGAGCACAACAAGAAATTTATAACAAATATAATGGTTTGTATGAAAATAACGCTTACGGTCATTTAAATATGAGAGGTAGAAGATGACTGAAAAAGAATTAAAAAAATTAAAAAAGACAGCAGTAGTGAAAAAAGCCGAATTGTTAAAAATTGATATTAAAGATCTTACAAAAAAAGAACTTATTAAACAAATATTAATAGCCCAGGAAGCTTATTCAGAACCTAAACCTATTACAGTAAAAGATATCGTAAAACCAGGAATTATTGTAAAAGAAGAAATAAAACCTACTATAGAAAATAAAAAAGCAGCGAAAAGTATTTTTAAAGAAGTTTCTAAAATAGAATATCCAAAACCAAAATTAAAACGCATAATTCCAATATCTGTACAACCCGATGTAATGATTCGTTCTGGTAATGTTTTGGATAAAAATGATATATGGTTACAAGGTACTAAAGGTTCTTTTATTTTTAATTTTTCTAGAACTTATTGTATTAGTAAAATAACCATTATAGCTGGGCATACATTTAAAGCTTGTTGTTTTAAGAAAATATTATTAATTTCAAATAACAACAATATTGAAAAATTTAAATTACCCATTATAAAAAGTAAAGAGCAAGTATCTTTTAATTTAAATTTCATAACTAAAAGTATTAAATTTCATTTTATTTCTAAATATGGCGGTGACGCTAAACTCTGTTTTAATCAAATATTGTTTTATGAAGAATAATTATTTTAAAGTTTTTGAAAGGAAGGTGGTTTCTAATGGGAGTTGCTAACACAAGACGTCCGGGCGTGATTGTTGATGTTGTTGCAAATACTCGTATAATCAACATAACAGACCAGGTACGAGTTCCTGCGGTAGTAGGTCTTGGTCCTACTCAATTATCAATTACAGATGAAGCAGTTATCCGCGGAAAACCGGGCACTGCTGATGAACTTGCAAATGAGGGTAATGTTACTGTATCTCAAATTATGAATATTCCTGGATTAACTTCTGGTTCTTATGGGTATGCTGATAACTTATATTCTGAATCTGATTATACAGTTTCAGAAAATACTATCACGTGGGAATCTGGAGCTGCTACTACAAATGGTGGTACCTTGACGCAAGGGGATATTTATTATGTTACTTATACGGCTCCTGTACCTAGTACGTATCTTGATCCAAAAATTTATGTAGATGGTCAAGATATATTGGATGAAAGAGGTCCAGAGGATTTAACTGATGGTATATTATCTATTGGTGGTCGTTTAGAATTAGAAAATGGAGCACCTGCTGTATGGTTAGTACAAGCTTCGGGTTCTACTTTTTCTTCTTCTGAATATAAAACGGCTATTGATAAATTAAAGAAAAAGAAAAATGTAGCTTATATTACTGCTGTATTTCCAAGCGGTTCTGTAACGCAATCTGAAATTGAAACTATTCATAGTTATCTAGTATCTCACGCAAGTCAAATGAGCCAACCGGCCGTCGGTAAAGAAAGGGCTATTATACTTGGAGATGGTAATTCTGATACTGTTTCTACTGGTGGAATAGATAATGTTGGTGACGCTACTACTGCTAGTACGTTAGTATATCAAGCGGATAGATTTGATGATGCTAATGTTGTTTATATGGTACCAAATAAGGCTACAAGACCAGATGCTTCGGGTAACACTATGACTCTTGATGGTAATTTTGTAGGTTGTGCTATGGCGGGATTAGTTACCGGACAAAATAAGCCAGTTACACCAGTAACTGGTCAATCATTAACGGGTATTACAATAGAGAATGAATTATATAATGATTTTGAAAACGAAGCTTTACTTGCAGCTGGTGCCTGTCTTATAGAAAGTCGTGGAGGTATAACAAAAGTAGTGCACGCACAGACTACAGATATTACAAATGCTGATACTAATGAGATATCAGTTAAAGATTCTGAACGTAGAGTTAAAAGGGCTGTTAGAGAGGGTTTAGATGCTATCTATATGGGTAAGGGTATTGTAGTAACCCCAGAAACGCCATCAGATGTCGCAGGATCAACACAAGTTATGTTAGATCAACTGGCGAGAGATGGGGAGATTTATGATTACGGTACTACCTCTGATCCAGTAACAGGAGAAGTGCCTATTTCGGCGAAACAAAATTCTTCTGAACCTAGAAGAATTGATGTGACTTTTAGTTTTAAACATTTATATCCATTAAATTGGATTAGGGTGACGGTAAATACATACGTATAATATTATAATAACAAGAATAGCCTTGTTTTGAAAGGAAGGTGATATTATGGCTTTAGCTCCTCCTGGATCCCGTTCTGCAGTATTTTATTCTTATGATGTATTAATGGGCGGAAAAAAAGTAGGTACTTTGCAGCGATTTAATCCGAGTTCTGAACGCGACTTGCAAAGAGTTAGACAAATAGCCGCTTCTGCTACAGATACGGTTGAGATAGTACCTGGTAGAACAGATCGGCAAATTACAATAGATAGATTTGAAACTTATCCTAATGCTTTAATTCAAGCAATGGGTTATGTTTTTCAAGATATCGGAGAGATTACAGTACCCATAAATATAGTTGAAAAATTGTTTAAACCGGGTGTTGCCAAAACAGAACAAAGAACTATCACTTATGCTAACTGTTGGCCAAAAAGTTGGAGTAAAACAGTACAAGAAGGTACAGTTCTAATAACTGAAAGTATGACTGTATGGGTTACTGCTATTATTGTAGGTGGCATTACAGATCCCGAATCTCCTGATCCGTCAGGATCTTCAGTAACGGGTTCTTAATATAAATAATCACATACTTTATTAATATCTGGAAGAAGGACTTCCTATGGTTAATATACCTAAAATTACTAATACTTTAAATACTCTTATAAATAAAGAAACAGCTTCTAATCCTTTAGAACAACTAATCTTTGTTGCGGATGTGGGGATACAAACAGTATATCCTTTTAAAGATTGGAATATAGATAGGCAAGAACAAAAAGCTGAAATAAGACTGCTCAACGTAGAAGAGACTATTGAAGCCACTGAATACGCTGAGCAGTTTCCTGTTTATACGAGAGAGAATAAACTTAAGATAGAACTTTTAATCAGATATCTTGTTACTGTTGGGGGTGTTGCTTTATGTACTTCTGATGATGTCAAGAAGTTTAGCAACCATTTTAATTTGTTTTCTACAAAAAATGAAATATCAGAATTAGAATATAAAAGGGTTTTAGTGTCCTGTTGGGAACACTATGTGGTTAATACTTTTGATTCTATATATTTACAACTACAAGCAAAACAAAAAAGAGACGTTTTAGGTCATGTTTTGTGCGGTACTTGCGGTTCTTTATATTCTAAAAATGATACAGTAGTAAAAGAAGGACAAATAATTGATAAATACCCACAACAAAAAGGTTTATATATAGCGGAAATAATTTGTCAAAATTGTTTAAAAAAGCAACCAAAAAAAGAACAAAGTAAAAAACCCCTTATAGATGAAAACATTAAATTTAAAAAAGAAGTAGTTAAACAACAAAAAGAAGAACTTAAATGTCTTTATTGCCAAGAAATCTTTAAAGATGAAAAGACTCTTTTTGAACATATAAAAATTTGTAAGAAGAATCCTATTAACAATGTTGAATGAAAAAACAAAACAAGAAATTGTAGATGCTATAATTGAAGGTAATTATCCAATTAGGGTGATACAGAATGTTTTTGGCAAAGAAGGAGATAAGCGTATTTGGCATATCGGATTAAAATTGTTTGATTTGAGAAAAGCTTCTATAGATATATTTGATATGGTTGATCTTGTAACTAACTGTTTATACTCAGTAAATGATTTACTTATAAAACAAGATTATAAAATAAAATTAACTTATGTAAAAGCTTTTCCTCCTTTTTACTTACATACTATCGCTAATAAATTTATTTTCTTTTTATCAAAATGGTATAATGTTTTGTATGATATTACAGATTTATTCAATCAAGATTATTTACGCAGTTTGTGGCAATTATCAACAGAGACGGGCTTAAATTCTGTTGTTACAATAAAAGATAATAAATTAAATTTAATACAGCAGCGTTGGGTTTTGTGGAATAAGAATAAAGATAAAGAATTAAAAAATAAAGAATTTAATACTTGGGCTGATGAGTTGCGTTTTTGGTTACAGCCAGAAATGTATAAAAAAGCAAAAGAACAAGAAGAAGCGAGAGTTAATATTAATTATGAAAAACAACACGCAGCAATGATTGCTGGAACTTTTGGAGATACAAAAGAAAATACAAATAAAGAAAATATAGGTAAAGAAAATAAAAATACGGATTGGGAGAGTACTAAAAATAAGTATGGGGTTAACGGAAAAGAGGTTTATTTATAATGCCCGATATACCAGGTCAAAATTATTCATTTGAATTTGATACAAAAGGAGCAGAACAAGTTACTGCAGCTGTTGGTGATATACATTCTGCTTTTGATAGTTTATTAAGGGTAGGTCTTAGACCTTTACTTATTGGTCAATTATTTAATAGAACTGTTGAATTTATTGGTACTATGCGCAAATTAGATACTCAAACTATGAATACAGTACGTACTCAAGCAGGTTTTTGGAGTAAAGTAATTACTGTTGCGACAGAAGCGGGTTTTGCGGTATCTAATGTGGGAGAAGACTATGAAGATATGGCGACCAAAGCTAATCTGGCATTACACAATTTAGATATGTCTTCAGAAGATTATTTATCTTTGATTGGGGATATGAGTGATAAATATGGAGGTTTAGGACGTAAAGTTGCTTTTGATGTAATACCTCAATTACTTGCAACAAGAGATCCTATATTACAATCCGAAGAAGATCTGAACACGTTAATAGGTACTTTTACTTTATTTGAATCTGTAGTACCTGGAGCTACAAGAGAAGCCACACAATTAATGTATTCTCTTGGTGGAGGTATTAGTAATGCCATACAAGATTTTTATGAAATCAATGCCGTAGCCCGCAATTTTAATTTAAATGCTGATCGTTACGCTGGTGTTATAACTTCTCTTACTAGAAGTTTACACGAATTTGGTATTACTACACAAGACGCCCAATCTTACACAGCATATTTTTATAATGCTTTAACCACACGAAATAAGGAACTTGCTATATCTTATCAAGACGTAGGAGCTGTAGTACAGAATTTAATGGAATTCAGATTACCGGGGGCAACAGGACAAAGATTGCAGTTTGGTGCTATGTTAAATCAGGCTTTTGAATATTTACCCGAACAAATACAAACTGCTTTGGATGCGGCATCTATGGAAACTTACGGAGTAAGGTTTAGAGGTTTAGAACCTTTTGGTATGTCTGATTTACTTCGTTCTTTACCTCAAGAAGAATTAATGAATATAAGAAGAAGTCTTCCTGCTACGCTTGCTTTAATGTTAACGGGTTTTGATAATTTGTCGGGTAAAGCGACAGATGCCGCTTCTATGTTAGATTATGTAACCAATCGTTCTGAAGCAACGGGTACAGATTTGGGCAATTTGCGAGGTAGAGTTACTCATTTATATGATGCTTTCGCTAGAATGCTTGGTATACCACAGAAAGAAATAGAAACTACGGATAAAGCATTAAGAGCTAGAGACATGGAAAGAATAGCAACAGGGCAAACAATGGATGATATTAGAACTAGGATGAGTAAGGCGGTTGAAGATTATGAAGGTGTATTAAGAGATTCCCAAAAAGCTTTACAACACTGGACAGATACAGTATTGGCGTCAGCTAAACAACTTGGCTCTGAATTAGCTGTTCCCATGTTTCAACGTTTTGGTCCTGCAGCTACTGGCGTTGTAGGCGGTGGTATAGCTGGCATACTTGGAGCGGCTGGTACAGCTTTTCTAGGAAAATCAGCTTTGGGTTTTCTTCGTAATTTATTCGGAGCTGGAGCAACCAAGTTATCTGCCGCAGCTGCCGGGCAACAAATGTCTCTTCTTCCAGAATTACTTGGCAAAACAGGATCAAAAATTGGAGCAAGGACTGTTGGTAGAACTGCCACAAGACTTGGAGGTTCTGTAATACCTGTTCTTGGCGCCGCATGGTCTGTTAAAGAACTTGTTGAAGGTATACATGATTTAGTTACTGGTTCTACAGAAGAAGCTAAATATAGATTACTTGGGGGGGCTGCGGGTTTAGGCGGAGATTTAGCAGCCTTATTCGCCCCAGTTAGTGGTGGCGCTTCATTGGGTATAACGGCGGCAAGTACTGCAGGAGAGATAGCTTTAATATCTAAAGCTAATAAGTTAGAAGATGCTACGGATAGGTTGCGAGAAATTCAAGCGAAAGAAAAAGAACAATTGTTTCAACCAGAAGCTTTTAGACAAAAAGCGATGATTGATACTGTTAATGTTCGAGGGGTTACAATGAATATGACAGTAGACAATGAAGGTCTTGCAACACATCTTGAAAGAAACTTAAAGCCTGCTGTGACACAGCTTGTGAGAGAAGAAATAAAAAATTATTATAGTCAAAGGTAATAATTATGGCAACAAAGAAAATTCCAGAAGCAAAAATGCGTATTTTTAAAATACCTGTTATATCTCAAGATGAAGTTAATAGTCTTGAAAACGACATATCTCAAGTTGCAGAAGATGATTTTTTTCCCGATGACGAAAACGGTCCTGTAGATCAAAATAGAATAGCAGCAGGTTATCTAGAAGAAAATGATAAAATTCAAATAGATTATATTACGTATAAGCCAACAAAAGAGACGTGGGCTTATTTATATATTAAAGAAGATACTATAGGTAAATATTTATATATGACAGAAGAAATGTTACCTTATTTTAAAAATAAAACTAGTGCAGCAAAAAATTATGATACACTTACTAAATTTTATATAAAAGGTACTACCAAGTATGAACAAAAACTATTAAGTATAGCAGAAAGTAATAAAACAGACATAAGTACTTTTGTTTTTTATAGAAACCCAGATCATTGGAATGAAGCGTGGAACAAAAATAAAACAAAAATGAAAAGTAGGGTTGGTTGGGAATTCCAACATTGGGGTAATGATATTATGGTTATATCTGTACAAGGTAAAACGGGAGGAATGTTAGAATCCGAACCTTATCAAGCAGTAACAGAAGAAAATACAGGAGTAGTTGGAGCTTCAAGGACTTACTTGAAGAATAAATTTATAAAGCCCCCTCCAGCATCTATATCAAAAAAGCAGATAGCTATTACTAAAACGGAAGCTTATAGGAAACTTTCAGAATTGAAAGCTTTATATAAAGAAGATCATGATGATAGAAACGCAGAAGATATTCTATTACTCGGCTTGTATTATAGAGATACTGTTTATGTGGGCCATTTTGATAGTTTTACGTTCGATGAAGATAAAGATCAACCATATCTTTTTGATTATAGTTTTAAGTTTAGTGTAGAAAGTATAGATGATACTACAACTAATATTTCTAAACTTAGTACTAATTTAGTAAAGAATAATTTAAAACGAAGAACTGCAGCTGAAATTAAAGATATTAAGGAACAATTTTAAATTATGGCAGAACCAGTTACTCATTATTTCCCTGATGCGAGAGTTTTTTTTGCTAAAGTACCTCAGAATTTTAGTGAAAGAGATTCTATTAAATGGATTACTTTAGATGTATCTGATGTTATCCAATTGAATACTACATTAACTCTCGCAAATAGTCCGGGTACTTTTTCATTGACTATTCAAAATAAAGGGAATAAATATTTTGTAAAAGATGAGCCAAAAGATCAAATAAGTGATATTTATAAAAATGAAGATGAAATACGTTCTAAGTTAATGCAGGCGGTAGAAAAAGCTAAATTAGAAGGTCTAAGTCGGAATCAAATGGTATCTTTTTATCCCTATCAGCATGGTAAAGCGTGGCTTGAAGAAGAGCATGAAGTGATAATTGAAGCGTGGGGTCCATATCCTATTTATAAAACATACGATGTATCAAAAATTGATTCTTCAGGTAAACACGCTGTTTTAAACAGATATTGTTATAAACCAGATCGTAAAACCGGAAAATTAGAATGGCGTATAGTTAATAAATCAGGAAATACATATACAGATACTAAAACAGGTAAGAGATTAATAGTTAAAACTTTTAAGAATGAACAATTTTATACTAAATATCAAGGACAATTAGAACAAGGAAAATGTGTTTTTGAAGCTCAAGATTTAATATTAATTTATCTATCTAAACGTTTTGCGAGGAGTTTTACTACTACAGAATTGACATCAGAAAGACCAAAAAATTTAAGAAATGATTTAATAAGAGTTTTTACAGGATTAGTTAATCACGTAAATGATCAATACGGAGAAGATAATGATAAGATTCAAATAGCGGGGGAAGATATTACTAAATGGTTACGATTATCTCAAGTGAATATAAATCCTGCACTTGGTGGGTTTAAAGAATTAGAAACCGATTTAGTAAACCAATTTAAGATGTTTACTAAACGCTTTTCTGGTTGGAGACCGGATTGGATTATCAGAGCTATGATTTTAGGTACTACAGATAAAGAATTAGCATCAAGAGGTTCCGATATGGATAAAGCGTCTCTTACGGGGGTGGGTACTTTTAAAGAAGCTAATAATGATCCATCAGGTTTAGAACGATTAACTTTACAACAAAAAGATTCTTATTTATCGCCCCCATCAATAACAGATGCTTTATTCAACCAAAGTAAATTAAGAATACAAGAACCTCCATATACAGATAAAAACGCGAAGGATGAAAATGGGCAAGTATTTATAGAATGGGCTCCTTATAATAGATTTACGCAAGAAACTAATGTACAATTTGAATCTGAATATAAAACGCGTAGGGATATTTGTTATGATACTGCAAAAACTGTTAATTTTGAATTTTATGCTGATACTGACGGCAATATAAATTTCCATCAGCCAAGATATGAAAATTATCATATATTAACTGCCGCCACTCCGGATGTTTATATATTACAAGATACAGATATTCTTTCATGGAGTTTTCTAGAATCTGATGATGATATACAAACCCATATAAGAGTTACGGGGGAAAAAGATTTTTTACAGGGAGCTTTAGAACCTAAAATGTCTCGAGTTAATTGGTATCAAGATGATACATTAATTTTAAAATATGGTATGCGTTTTATGACTTTATCCCAACCTTTGTGTAAAGATAATGATGATTGTTTTTATTACGCCAAATCCATTATGATGCGATTATTTAGAAATCGCTTACAAGGGGAAGTTACTATAACAGGAAGGGCAGAAATTACGCAAGGATTCCCGGTATACATACCTTTCCGTAATATGATTTATTATACCCATAGTATATCGCATAGTTTTTCTTTCGGTGATAGATTTGTTACTACTTTAAGTTTACAATATGGTAGAAAGCCGTGGGAAATAGCTCCAGAGATATTAGATTATCAATCTGGCAAATCTATAAATATTACGGAAGTTGCAGAAAGACAAAAAAAACGAAGGGCTTATACACAAGAACAAGATGTAGCAGAATCCGGGGGTAAAAGATTTACTACAGATTTACAATATATTATGTTACACCACACCGCAGGGGAATCAGAAGAAACATTGGAAGGTTTAGCCAAATATTTTAGATACGAAAAGAAAGATGATCAATCAGGTAAAAAAGGTTATGCATGGGGTATAGGATATGACTTTGTTGTGACTAAACTTGGTAAAATTGCCGCATCTCGTAGATGGACTAGAAATAAAAGTAATGAATATAGTATTTTATATGATCCTTGTAATCCTATCCCAGATCCTAATTTTACAGCGCCAATAACTTTACTTATTAGTAGATTGTATGATATTGAGGAAGCCAATAGTGGGATTCATGCTTATGCTGCGGCTTGTCCTACTGGTAATATGAATAAAAACGCTGTTCATGTTTCTATTATGGGTAATTATAGTAAGCAACCATTTGTTGTAGGTACTGCCCAATATAATGGTTTAATGATAATTGCGACAGCCCTACTTAAACAATTTTTTTATAGTAAAGTAAATTTTAATTCTGGTAGTAAAGCCGTTACTACTTTAAATACCACAAATGCTGGAGTAATAAATACTATGAAAATGCATCATGATTATGGCAACACTGAATGTCCAGGTACTGATTTCTGGAAAAATAGCAATAAAAATTTTGTTCAATTGATACAAAACATTATTGAATTCGGACAAAAAGATAAAACAAAGTATCCAAAAGGGGTTTTATAAATGCCTAATTTTCTAGGTATGGGCAATAGCGGTAAATTATTATTTCCTGGGGAGAAACAATATGAAGGATTAGGAGATTGGTATAGCAGTAAACTTGCTCTACGTATAGGACAAATAGAAGAAATTAACGAGACTGGATGGTATATGACAATTAATTGGTTAGATCATCCAGGAGGCAGAACTAAAGTTCCTATTACCCAAAGTAATTGGGGATTTTATTCTTGTCCCGTAAAAGATTCTATTATTATATGTGGTTTTAATACTGCAGAAGAATTATTTATTTTAAGATATATAACACCGGGGTATCCAGAACAAGTAACTACCCAAAAAGTAAGACAAGTACATAGTGGCGAACAACTTATAAAAAGTTATGGAGGATCAGATATATTAGGATCAGAAATTTTTATGAATAAAAAGGGAGATATAGAATTAAAAACAGCTTTTGGTGAATATATAAGATTAGTTAGAGAAGAAAGTTTACTTGAACATTTAACTAGAAATTGGAAAGCCCGAACAGAAGCTGGAGAATTGTTTATGGGCGTATTACAGAGACCTTTTATAGATCCTACAACAGGAGAAACAGAAGATACACCAGTATTAAAGAATGTTGCCTTACCTATAGATGTAGGAAATAATGTATTGACAGAAACACATTTAAAAATAATAGAAACATCAGATGATGATTTGGGGCTACAAGAATCCGATACTCCAATGCTTGAATGTATATTAGGTACTGAAGTTAATGATTTAAGACAAAAAGTTAGTTTCTCTGGACTACCTCCATCTCCAGTTACAGCAAGATCAGATCAAATAGCTGTACATTTTTTATTAAGAGATGAAAAAATTTTAGCAAATCCTTTTCCTATTACTAAATATGATTTTAAATTAAGTAAGGCCGGAAGTGTTAAATATGATATTAAAGGAAGTTATGAAAAAACTATCAGTCTAGGAGAAACGGTAAATATTACAGGGGGTTCAAAAAAAACAATTATAGGAAACGTTTCTGATTCTATTACCGGAACTTATACTATAACTACAACAGGGAAAATAGAGTTAGAATCCATAACCGATATAGTTTTAAAATCTGGAGCAGTAGGGAATGTTAAAATAGGAGGAGATAATAGTCAAGTTCAATCTTTACTTACAGACAGTTTTGGTACTACTGTTTTTGATACTCATGTACATATCGGAAATTTAGGTATCCCGACAGTTATACCTGTTATTCCTTATACTACTTTTTCTGCCGCAGCCGAAGCAAGTCCAAGTGTAACTAATGTAAAAACTTATAATACAAAGGCACAATAATGGCATTACTTATAGGTGATATAACTTTTATTACTACAGCAACTATTTCAGGAAATTTATCTTCTACTATAAGAGAATTAAAAGCTTTTGAAGGTACCGGGCTGGTTTTGGCTTTAGCCAATGGTATGCTTACAAATAATTTATTTAAAACTGAATTACCTAATCAAATTACAGCTATTGATGCTATTGCAGTATCAGAACTCGCAACAGTAACTGGACACGATGCTCCTAAAAGTACTAGTAAATTAGTTGCTAATTTGAAAGCTACAGCAACAGGTATAATAGAACATTTTCAGAATAATGCAAGTCTAGAAGTTAAAAGTAATATTACAGTAGATGCTTCTTTTTGGGGTTGGCTTACAGGATTAATTGGAATATTTCAAACATGGGTGCCTATTCCTATGGATGGCGGTTTAAGTTTAAAAACGGCTTTAACTATATATTTAACAACCAATCCAATTCCTACGTCACTTACATCAAAAGGTAATACTACAACGCAACCAACTGGGGGAATAAGTTAATATGTCAAAAATAGAAACAGCTTTAACTAGAGAACAAGAGACCTTGGCTTCAAAGCTTGCAGGTAAATATAGTGTAGCTAAATGTTTTGTATCGTTTTTACTGTTTTTATCTGTTTCGTATCGTACTGCATTCAAAACTTGGTTACAGCAACAGAAGGCCAGGTATGCTATGGATTTAAGTAAAATATCAGCAGAGGCTTTACGTTTTGATTTATTATCAAGACAAGCAAGAGCTACTTTTGATACTATTAATGCTAAAATACAAAGTTATGTTAATCTTTTTGATCAAATACCTTTTCGAGAATTTGCGCGCGACTGTAAAGAAGCTTCAGATTTAGTTTATGAAATTATTGAAGGGGTTGGCACATTACGCAAACGTATGTTTCCTACATTACAAGCAGAATTACAATATTGGGAAGATCAAGTTGTTAAATATACAGCGTTAACCACTTATACTGAAACCACAAAACAGGCAATAATACAAAGTACAGAAAAATTTAATAAATATATAGAAATGATTGATGCTATGAATGCTTTATAATTTTAACGGAGTAGTGATATATGTCAAGATCTTTAACCACCATAATACAATCAATAATAAATTATATTAAAACCGTAACCTTTAATGTAGATACTAAAGAAGGTACCTATACTAGAGATGTAGTAATAGACGCTCCTGCGGGGGAATTTGCAAGACTGTTTGAACAGAATGAATTAGTATCTAATGCCCAAAGTCCAGCAACAGGAACAGATAATGATATTATAGAACTTGCAGAAAATTTACAGTTGTCTCGTAAAAATGCTGTTAGAGCAACAGGTACTGTATCTTTTTTTAAGTCTTCTGCACCAACTGTTGATATTACAATACCTTTTGGTACTACTATAGCAACACTTTCTACAGCAGAAAAGAAATCAGTATCTTTTCGTACTACGCAATCTGTAGTTATGTATGTGTCTCAAGCATCTAGTTATTTTGATCCCGCATCTTCTAAATATGAAATAGATGCTAATATTGAAGCGGTAGAAGCGGGAGATGATGGTAATATAGGTTCTAGGAACATTACTGTTATGTCTACAGCAATATCAGGTATTGATGGGGTTTATAATGAAAATGCTACATCTGGAGGCGCGGATATTGAAACTATTGATGCTTTAAAAGCAAGAATACTTGCTCGTATTGCCGGTAATAATATAGGGACTATAGATGGTTATTATACACTAATTAGTGCTGCAGATGATAATGTGGTTGACGTAAAAGTAGTATCAAGTAGGGATTCTGAAATGACTCGACAAATTGCTGGTGCTGTAGATATTTATGTAAAAGGCTCTACAGTGGCAGAAGCTACCGATACCTACGCGCCAACCATATACCCACCATTAGATTATATAGTACAAACACAACCACCAATAACAGCAAGTAATGCTACAGTAGTAAATTCCGCTTCTGGATCATTAACAGCAGGTGTTGATTATGAATGGGAAGAAGATAATAGTTCTGGTTATGGTTGGTCTATAATGGGGCAAGCTAAAATAAAATGGTTAGTAGATTATCCAGGTTCTTTTATTATAACTTATCAATATAATTCATTAGTTAATAGATTGCAGACCTTAATTAATGGAGATTCGGAACACATTGTTGCAGCTGATGTATTAATAAAACAAGCAATACCTTCTTACATTAATGTTAGTGCCACTATAACAGTTGAAGCTGGTTATGATCCTCTTACTGTAGTAGAAGATGTAGAATTGGCGATAGGTGATAAATTAAGTAATTATTTAATAGGGGAAGAAATACAACAAGCAGATATTGTGGAAGAAATAACCGATGTTGCAGGAGTAGATGATGTTTTACTTCCATTATCTACTTTTGAGCCGGCATCAGGATCTGTAGGAACGAAAGATAATACCACTGGCAATATCTCAATGCCTTCAACAGCATACGCAACAACGGGTACCATAACTGTTACTCAATCAACATAGGATTTATAAATGGCGGATTATGTAAGTAAATTTGTATCTGGTTCAGTAGATCAATTTGTTTTTAAATTATTCAGATCTCTCGATGAAGAAGTATATCCTGTAAACCTAATAGGAACAAATACTTATCATATTTTCAGAGCGTACGCAAGGGAATTTGTATCTGCCTCTGTGGATCTTGGTGTTATATATGATAATTTATCTTTAGATAAAGTACGTTCTAGTGCTATATATAATAATTTTGGTGTATATGTAGACACTAATAAAATGTTTTATCAAGATAGTTATTCTTATCATAGCAATACCGGATTGCAAGGATATAGAAAAGGTATTAACTTTTTGTGGGATGCAGCAATGAATGGTTCTACAGAAAGGGCAGTACATAGAATAGGTCATGCATATTCTGGAGTAGGTTGTTTGCTAGAAGAACATTATGATACGCCAAGATGGAGATTAAAAACAGATTCTGGATCTATTATATCAATGGCTGCGCATAATATTATAATGGATAGTACCAAAATGTGGTGGCCGAAAAATAAATGGAAGTATGCTTTATTACAAATAACTAGTGGTTCTACTCCGTATATACCTTCTGGGGCAGTACAAGATAGTTATGATTCATGGGCTTTTATGGGATGGGATGATTGGCAAGATAGTTATGATTCAAAAGATGCTGCTCCAGATCAAGGTTATGATATACAAGATGACTATAACTAAAAAGGAGATTTAATTATGGCAGAAGAAGTAAAACATAAAATAACAAGAATTAATAATACCAGAGCCGATTTACAAGCAAATTTAAAGAAGAATCAAATAGCGGTAGAAACCGATAATGATGGGAATTTAGTATATAAGGATAATAGTAGCGCTTATCATATAACAGCAAATTTAACTGAGGATGCAACTTTTGCGGATGTTGTAACTACCGGTACTTTATTAGTAAATAATGCTCCGGCAGATTCTACCTGCGCTATTAGAAATCAAGCTGCAGGCTGGGCATTAAAAATTAGGGGTACAACTAACACAGAAGGTGGGGGTTTTTATGAAGATGCTACGAGGGATATGGATTTGCGAATAAATGATAGCGCCGGCAGCACAAAGGTGCTTTTGGATTCTGACGGAGATAGTTATTTCACCGGTGGTAATGTAGGAATAGGTATGGACTCACCAATTGGCCGGTTGCATGTTCAAAAATCAGACGACCCCAGCATCTATATCGAAAATTCAGGGACAGATGCCAGTCAGACCTGCACGATTAGTTTAAGGCAAGGCGGTTTTTCAGCGACCAGAATAAGGGCTGTTTCCGATGACCCTTTTTTGTCTGGTAAAAGCCGTTTTGATGTTCTTACCGACGATACGATAAGAGTGAGTATAGGGAGTGGTGGAAATATGGGTGTCGGAGATACCACGCCGGCCAAAAAACTTGAAGTAGTTGATAGTTCAGCGGCACAGCTACGGCTATCCCATACAGCAGACACTCATTATACTGATTTCCAGGTAGATGGGAGCGGAAATTTAAAAGTATCTGTATCCGGGACGTATATTGATTTTGACATGGCATCTGACAATACAGAAGGTTTAGAAAAATGCGGTTATATAGAAGTAGTAGCGGAAAATTCTATGGCGCCTCCTGCAGCCGCTAATGCAGGATTTATGAAAATGTGGTTATGTGATGGTACTCACAATATACCT